CAAAAGTTAAATATAAATATAGGCCGGTATAATAATAACGGTGGAAGATCAAAAATAATAGAGCATTATGGCTGAACCAGTTGTAAAAAGTTATTTTCCAAGCCAAATCGCTAGTGATTTAGAAAAGATTACCCCTGAGTATGGACTTAAGGTAGCCAAAGCTATAGAGCACGAATGGTTTAAACGGGATTCCGGTACTAATCGGTATTATAACAATCAAAACACTTTTCATCGCCGCAGATTATATGCGCGTGGTGAACAATCAATTCAAAAGTATAAAGATGAATTATCTATTAATGGTGATTTGTCTTACCTTAATTTAGATTGGAAGCCCGTACCAATTATACCTAAGTTTGTAGATATAGTTGTAAATGGCATGTCAGACCGCATGTTTGACATTAAAGCGTTTTCGCAAGACCCATATGGCATGAGTAAACGCACTGAATATATGGAGTCTATATTGCAAGACATGCAGAACAAAGAACTAAATGAATTTGTTCAAAATGAAATAGGTGTTAGTTTATTTCAAAATCCGCCTGAAGAACTACCAGATTCAAAAGAAGAACTTGAATTACATATGCAGCTTAGCTATAAACAAGCTGCTGAAATTGCTCAAGAGCAAGCAATTAATACAATATTAGAAGGCAATAATTATGATTTAACACGCCGCAGACTAATATATGATTTGGTAACAATTGGGATGGCATGTGTTAAAAACAATTTTTCAACATCGCAAGGCGTTACTGTAGAATACGTTGATCCTGCGGATATTATTTATTCATATACAGATTCCCCGTATTTTGATGATATTTATTATATAGGTGAAATTAAAACAATACCTATTAATGAATTAAAAAAACAATTCCCAAATCTTACTAACGAAGAATTAGAAGATGTTACAAAACAAGGAATTCAAAATACAGATTTTTATCACAGAACAATGGACGAGACCAATAACATCGACCAAAACTCTGTGCAAATATTATATTTTAATTATAAGACCTATGCTAATGAGGTATATAAAATAAAAGAAACTGCAACAGGTGCATCAAAGATATTAATTAAAGATGACCAATTTAATCCTCCAACAGATGTATTAGATGGCAATTTTGAAAAAGTGTCACGTTCACTTGAGGTATTATACGAAGGAGCATTAGTGCTCGGGACAAATACGTTACTTAAATGGGAGCTTGCTAAAAATATGATGCGCCCAAAGAGCGATTATACTAAAGTTAGAATGAACTATAGTATTGTTGCCCCTAGAATGTATAAAGGGCGTATTGAATCATTAGTAAGCCGTATTGAAGGTTTTGCTGATATGATCCAGCTAACACATTTAAAATTGCAACAGGTGCTATCACGCATGGTTCCAGATGGGGTTTATCTTGATGCCGATGGTTTAGCCGAAATTGATTTAGGTAACGGTACAAATTATAATCCACAAGAAGCCCTTAATATGTTCTTCCAAACAGGTTCTGTTATTGGTAGATCATTTACTTCAACTGGGGATATGAACCCTGGCAAAATGCCAATTCAAGAATTGCAAAGTGGCGCTGGTGGCCAAAAACTTGGGGCATTAATTAATACATATAATTATTATTTGCAAATGATCCGTGATGTTACGGGTCTTAATGAAGCGCGTGATGGCAGTATGCCAGATAAAAATGCTTTAGTAGGTATTCAAAAAATAGCTGCTGCAAATTCAAATACTGCGACTCGCCATATATTACAAGCTGGCTTATATTTAACAGCAGAAACAGCTGAATGTTTAAGCTTACGTATATCTGATATAATAGAGTACTCGCCAACTCGTGAAGCATTTATTCAGAGCATCGGTGCTCACAATGTTGCTACTTTAAGTGAAATGGTTAATCTCCATCTTTATGATTTTGGTATATTTATTGAATTAGCGCCTGACGATGAAGAAAAACAATTATTAGAAAATAATATTCAGATGGCATTGTCCGCTGGACTAATTGAACTTGGGGACGCTATTGACTTAAGAGAGATTAAAAATATTAAGCTTGCTAATCAATTATTAAAGATTAGACGCCAAAAGAAATTGCAGCGCGATCAACAGATGCAACAAGCTAATATTCAAGCACAGGCTCAAGCAAATGCTCAAGCACAACAAGTGGCGGCGCAGGCGGAGGTGCAAAAGCAACAAGCATTAGTGCAAATGAATATGCAGGTTGAGCAAATGAAGGCGGAGCTTGAACAACAAAAACTAATGCGAGAAGCAGAAGTTAAAAAAGAATTGATGCAGCTTGAATTCCAAATGAACATGCAGCTAAAAAGTGCCGAGGCAGAAGTTTATAAAAGCAAAGAAGGTTTTAAAGAAGATCGCAAAGATAAGCGCGTGGATAGACAAGCAAGTCGCCAAAGTGAGCTTATTGATCAAAGAAACAATAATACTCCGCCAAAAAATTTTGAATCAGCAGGCAATGACGTGTTGGGCGGATTTGACTTAGGTTCCTTTGAACCTAGGTAATATAAATAAGTGTATAATTATATAATATTTTATCATGAAAGAAGAAGAAAACAAATCTGTAGAAGCTGTTGAAAACGCAGTGGAACAGGGGAAAGAGGCAGCTCGTGCCGAAAAAGAAAATTTAGACGACGGCGTTATTAGAGTTGATTTAAGAAATTTTAAACAAGAACAAGAAGATGCCGTTCAAGAACAAGAGCCAGAGAGCAGCATGCTGGAACCAGTGGAACAAAGCAACGAAGGCGGGGAAGAAACCAACGTGGGATTGCAAGCAGTGGGAGAAGAAAACAAAGAGCCCGTTGCGCAGGAAGAAACTGTATTAGAAGAAATTACAGAAGAAGAAGTCCAAGAGCAAACAGCGGAATTAGCTGACGAGATTGAAGAAGCCATTGCAGAACAACAAAAAAGCGGCATTGAGCTACCTGAAAACATCCAAAAAGTTGTAGACTTTATTAATGACACAGGGGGCACTCTTGAAGATTATGTGCGTTTAAATCAAGATTATTCTCAGCTTAATGAAGCACAATTGCTAAGAGAATATTACGAAAGCACAAAGCCACATTTAGACAAAGAAGACATTGATCTTTTGATGGAAGATTTTTCATATGATGAAGAATTAGATGATGAAAGAGAAGTGCGTAAAGTTAAGCTTGCTTTTAAAGAAGAAGTGGCTAAAGCTAAAAATCATTTAGAAGAACAAAAGTCTAAATATTACGAAGAAATAAAAGCTGGCTCAAGGTTAACACCAGAACAGCAGAAAGCAGTTGAATTTTTCAACCGCTATAATAAAGAAAACGAGGAGGTCACTCGCATAGCTGAAAAACAAAAAAAGACGTTCTTAAAAAGAACTGATGAGGTGTTCTCAAACGAATTCAAAGGTTTTGAATATAATGTTGGGGATAAGAAATATCGGTTTAATGTTAAGGATGCCTCACAAGTGAAAAACGTGCAGTCTGATATTAACAATTTTGTCAAAAAGTTTTTGGATGAAAATAATAACATGAAAGACGCTAAAGGTTATCACAAATCATTATTTACAGCCATGAATGCCGACGCTATTGCAAACCACTTTTATGAACAAGGCAAAGCTGATGCGCTTAAAGAAAGTATTGCAAGATCTAAAAATGTAAATATGGATCCACGCAAATCTCACGAGCCAGTAACAGATACCAAAGGATTTAAAGTAAGAGCAATATCCGGTGATGACATTTCTCGCTTAAAAGTGAAAATTAGAAAATAACAATTTAAAATTAAAAAACTATGAGTTTTGCATCACAAGGGGCTTATCCTGCTGGATTAACCCCATCACCAACTAAAACGTTGTTTGATAAAAACTATCTTTCTATCGCGGACAACGATTTTAACTTTACTAAACAATTCTTGCCAGAAGTATATGAAAAAGAAGTAGAGCGTTACGGAAACCGTTCTATCTCTTCTTTCTTGCGTATGGTAGGTGCTGAAATGCCAATGGCTTCTGACGAAGTTGTATGGACTGAGCAAGGCCGTTTGCACGTTGCATATAATGATGCTTCTGCAAATACCACTACTAACGTAATCAGCATAACTGGTCACGCTGTACGTGTAGGTCAAACCGTTCTTATTGCTGAAGGTTATGTAAGCGTAAAAGCAATCGTACTTTCTGACAGCTTTGGAGCGAATTCATTCAAAGTTGCGCCTTATGCTGCTCAAACTTTGACTGCTGCTGGTTTAACTTCAGGAACTGACGTTACAGTTAAATTATTCGTTTATGGTTCTGAATTCAAAAAAGGAACTGCTGGAATGGACGGATCAATTGACGCTGGTTTCCAAAAATTCTCTAACTCACCAATTATCTTAAAAGATAAATACAACATCAACGGTTCTGACACTGCTCAAATCGGATGGGTTGAAGTAACAAGTGAAATGGGAACTTCTGGATACCTTTGGTATTTGAAGTCTGAGCACGAAACTCGTCTTCGTTTTGAAGATTATCTTGAAATGAGCATGGTAGAAGCTGAAAAAGCTGTTACTGCTGGGGCTGGATCTGAAGCCAATGATCAAGGTTACCGTGGTACTGAAGGTCTTTTTGCTGCTATTGAGTCTCGCGGATTGGTATTCAACGATCACGATTTCAATAACTCAAGTGGACTTTCTGGTCTTGCTGAATTTGATTTAATCCTTCAAGAGCTTGACAAGCAAGGCGCTATTGAAGAAAACATGCTTTTCTTAGATCGTGGTACTTCTTTGGCTATTGACAATATGCTTGCGCGTGCTAATTCTTATGGAACTGGCGGTACTTCTTACGGAGTATTTGATAACAGCGAGGATATGGCTCTTAACTTAGGATTTAGCGGATTCCGTCGTGGATCCTATGATTTCTATAAGACTGACTGGAAATACTTGAACGACGCTGCTACTCGCGGACTTACTCAAGATATTGATGGTGTTCTTGTTCCTGCTGGTGTATCTACTGTTTATGATCAAACATTAGGTAAAAACATCCAACGTCCTTTCTTACACGTTCGTTATCGTGCTTCTGAAGCTGATGATCGTCGTATGAAGTCTTGGATCACTGGATCAGTTGGAGGAAATTATACTTCTGACATCGACGAAATGAACGTACACATGCTTTCTGAGCGTTGTTTGTGTGTTCAAGGAGCTAACAACTTTATCTTGTTCAAAGATACTGCTAGCTAATATTTATTTGGGAATAGGGCCCTTCGGGGCCCGTCTCCCTTATTTTAACTTTTTAATTTTATTATATTATGGCAACAAAAAAAACAAGTACGGCTAAAGCCGCGCATCAAGAAGATGTTGTAGTTGAGCAAGAAGTATATACAGCTCCTCCGGCACAAAAAGTAGAAAAACCTAAAAAACCTGAATTTGAATTTAAAGACAGAACATATTATTTAGCGGGTAATAAACAGCCGCTTCTTATGACAATTCCGTCAAAGCATTCTGAAAAAAGGGCCTTATTATGGTTTGATCCAGAAAGAGGTTATCAAAGAGAATTACGATATGCAACTAATCAAAAATCGCCATTCGTAGATGAACAAGATGGGCCAGTGACTTTAGAGCACGTTGTATTTAGAGATGGCTCTTTGTTTGTTCCAAAAGAAAAAGTTGCATTACAAAAATTACTTTCTTTATATCATCCTTTAAAAGATAGATTATATAAAGAATTAGATGTTGTGCAAGATGCAACAGATGAGCTTACAATGATTGAGATTGAGTTGGATGCTTTAAATTTAGCTAATACATTAGACATTGATGAATTAGAGGCTATTTTACGTGTAGAATTTGGTTCTAAAGTAAAAAATATGACTTCTAAAGAAATTAAGCGTGATGCTTTAATTTATGCAAAACGCCAACCAATAACATTTATTGAATTAGCGCAAGATGAAAATGTACAATTAAGAAATCTAGGGGTAAAAGCAGTAGAACAAGGATTTATTGCTTTATCACAAGACCAAAGACATTTTACTTGGGCGTCAACAGGAAGAAAATTATTTACAATACCATTTGATGAAAACCCATATTCGGCATTAGCTGCTTGGTTTAAAACAGATGAAGGCGTAGAGGTTTTCCAAAATTTACAAAAAAGACTTAAATAGTCACCTTTATAGTAATGGGCTACTGTAAAAGGTGGCCCTTTATTATAATAATAAAAAACATTATGGCAATAAGCGTAGATACAGTATACCAAAGAGTACTTGCAGTATTAAACAAAGAGCAAAGAGGTTATCTTACGCCTCAAGAATTTAACTTATTTGCCAACCAGGCACAACGTGATATTTTTGAGCAATATTTTTATGATATTAATCAATTTGGCAGAATGCATGGTAATGATACTGAGTATTCTGATATGCTTAACATACTCAACGAAAAGATAAGTATATTTGAAGCAGAAGGCGCTGTTACAGGCGGAACAACATTGCCAATTGATTTGTACCGCTTAGGAACTATAAAAGTAACTTATACTGACCCATATAGAACTGCTGCTCCGTCTAAAATTGCGGAAGCGGAACGCGTAAATAAAAATGAATACTTATATATTATCCAGTCTCCTTTAGGCGGACCAACCGTTGATCGCCCAATATATATAAGAGATGAAAACGGCGTAAGAGTATATGGCCCAGCACAATTAACTACCGGTGTAACGTGTAATTATATTAAAATACCTACCGACGTTGAATGGAACTACACAATGGTACTTGGCGTTCCTCAATACAACGCATCAACTTCAACTAACTTCCAACTACACGAATCTGAAGAGCCAGAGCTTGTGGAAAAAATACTAGAGCTATCAGGTCTATTATTAAAAGATCCAGGCGTATACCAAATCGCCAATCAAGAGGAGCTTGAAAGAATTCAACAAGAAAAAGCATAATAAATGGCACTATTCACTGGAACACAGCAGCAATATTACGAGGGATCAGACGGCAATCAAGCTAGTAATATAAACGATTATGGTAATTATCAGTTTATATATTTAGATGATATTATAACCAACTTTATTATTGCATATGTTGGTGAAGATAAAATTATATCTAAAATTAAACGTACAGATGTTGCATTTCATGCTCAACGCGCAATGCAAGAGCTTGCCTATGATACGGCTCGTTCTGAAAAATCACAAGAAATTGAGGTTGCACCAAATTTAATGATGCCATTACCACATGACTACGTTAACTATGTGAAATTAACATGGGTAGATGATTCAGGTATAGAGCGTATTATCTATCCGACATCTAAAACTAGCAACCCACTGCCGTTATTACAAGATAGTGATTACGAATATACATTTGATAATGATGGTAATTTACTTACAGCTAATGAATCTGAAACTTGGAAAAAGTTTAAAGCCGCAAGTGCAATAGAAGAAGAAGACTTTAGTAACTTAGAAGATAACACTTCATATACGCAGCTATTTGGGCAGCGCTTTGGTATTGATCCGCAGCATGCTCAAAGTAATGGTTTATTCTTTATTGACCCTATAAAATCTAAAATATTTTTTAGCTCTGACTTAGTTGGCAAGATTATTACTATTAAATACATTTCAGATGGCGTTGCCACAATAGAAGAAATGAAGGTGCACAAGTTTGCAGAGGAAGCAATGTATAAGAGCATTGCACACGCTATTTTAGCAACCCGTGCTAATACCCCAGAGTATTTAGTAGCTAGATTTAATAAAGAAAAATTTGCGGCCGTTAGAACAGCTAAATTACGCTTATCTAATCTTAAACTTGAAGAGCTTACACAGGTAATGCGCGGTAAATCTAAGCAAATAAAACACTAAGACATGCCAGAATTAAAAAGGTTATTTCTTAAAGGTCGAATGAATAAAGACCTTGACGA